GGATATTTAGGTCTTGCTGATAGACGAAATCTTACTATATCACTATCGACATACTGTTCTTTATGGTTCTTAATTGAAACAGTTGCTATATCTGTATCTAAAGCTGATAAAGTGCTTGAGTAGCTACTATCATCCCATTTAAATTCAAGATAGGGAGGGAAAATAGTATTAGTATCACCTCCGTAAAATTTAAGATTTATACTTGATGATGTATAGTTTTCATAACTATCATCTATTTTAACTATAACACCATTATTAGGTATTGAGCCTGAATAATGAGAGTTAATTATAGAAGTAATATCTATACTTGTGTCCTTTGTACTGCTTAAATTAAAAGTTTGACTTCCGGATACACTTGAAGTAATAAAATCGCCTCCTAAGTTACTCCAAGGATTTTCTTGTGCACCTCTGTATTTCCAAGATACTCCGGTTGAATTAATAGGTTGATCGTCTCGTTTTCCTGTACCGTTAACCCATGATTGAGAAACGGGGTAAACATATAATGTATATGTAGTAGGTAGTTCCCCAGCAGTAGCTAAATACATATTAAGAGAAGCAGAATAAATACCAGTGACTTTGTCTTCTAAAGTATTAGTAATATCATCTGTATTAAATTGAAGTAGAGCTCTATTTGTTCTACCTACTAAATACGCGTCTGGGTATCCTCCTATTTCGAGTACTTGATCTTTGCCGGCATTACCGTAAAGTCCAGCAGTATTAGGTTCTGACCAAATAAATGTATCTTTTTCAGGGTATATTCTAAATATTGCCATTTCTATAAGGTTGTTACACGTCCTTGAATATCTACATCAGGGAATTTAACTTCAAAAATACATGGATCGTACGAAGGATATACTACATTACTTTTAGTGGCTCCTCTTACGTCGTAAGCAAATTCTGAGTAGTCTCCTTGTGCTTTGTTATCTATGACTACTGATTTTACTGTTTGAACTCCATCAACTTGATCTAATAGTGTATAGAGTTTCGATAGGTTTATTGTCTGATTAATATTCCATTTTTTAATATCAAAATAATCTTTAAGTGTATTAGTACATTTAAGTAGCACATCTCTTGCAGCATAGCTTGGGAGAGTTATAACTTCATACTTTACACCTATATTAACTACAAAAGCATCTTTTATATCTATAGCGTCAGTGAGCATCATATATTGAGATAGATATGTTTTTAGGTTTTCTTTTAAAGATAAAGACGCTGTGGTTAGTTTAGAATCAACATCATATGCAAGACAATATAAAGAAAGTGCTAATGGGTTTTTTTCAAGCACGCTTGCTCTCTCTGATACACTTTCTTTAGTTACGTATACTTTAGCAAGGGTACCAAATTGCGGTGGCAGCGTTAATGCTCTTACAGTAATATCACTAATAGTTACTGCTCTTTTTTGTTCAGAAAAAGACTTCAATGCATTTTGTCTAATTTCATCTACTGTATCAGCGTCTTTACCCCCTATGGCGGGTAGTAGGTTAGTACAGGTTAAAGTTTGAGAATAAACACCATCGTCGGGTGTTGGTGTTGTTGATAGTGAAGTAATAGTACCAGCGGGTACATTAGATGCTATGCCGCCTCCTGAGAGGTATCTAACAGTTAAAGTAGTGTTTGATGGTGCTAAACCGTACGCTTTGGTAAATAGAAAGTTTGTAGGATCAAATGCTTGATCTAAAGAATCCACTAACGATTGATCACCGAACTTATGTACATAGGTAGGGTCAGGTAGGAACTCTTCATCATCTTGGCTCAATATACCACTTCCAAATTGTATTTGAAGCACTCCTTTAGATGTTACTCTTGTAACAAATCTTCGTGGAACTTTTTCTAACTTTAATAAGTTAGGTACTAATTGATTGTCTTGAGTAGTATTAGTCTCTTCTTTGAAGATAGTGTCTTGTGCAAGGTAGGGAACTTCATACCACAAATTGCCGTCAGAGTCTACGATGTCTAATACTTTTATTATATTATCATCTGCTATACTAACAGTCTTGAATCTCTCAGCCGATGTAAAGGTGAATGATGTAGTATTAATAGTAGCTGATGATGCTTTTACTCTTTTAGTTAGTAGGTAGGTTGAGGGGTTACCGTTAGTAAGTTCTGATATAGTAATATCGGTTGGATCGTAAGAGCTACTAAAGGTAAAATCAATTGGTCTATCTAATAGAAAAGTGGTGTTCCCTGCTGTATCTGCAGTAGCAGTAGAGTTGTCGCTAAGTTTTACTGCATAAGAAAAATCTGGCTTAAAGCTTGATCCAGAAGCAATTGCTGGGATAGTCTGAGTGATGTTTAGTTCGGTAGTAGATGCAGAAGTAACTTTTGGTCTATACCCCATCATATATGCTAATGAGTATAGATTTGCAGGGTTTTTAGCGTGTTGTAGAAATGTCTCTTGTAGTTGTGTATCTTGATAGAAAGATAGAACGTCTCCTACGTAGGCAGCCATTTCGATAAACATCTGTCCTGGAGAGGTTTCATTAAAGTCGTTGTATGTATCAGGAAAATAGTTTTTAGCGTGCTCTATAAGTGCAGACTTAAAGTCACTAAATTCCCTATTAATATACTTTATATCTCTTTTTTCTGCCATTACTGTTCAAAATTTATTACTACTTCATCTTCTATATTGCTCTGTTTTACTATATAGCTCATACTAAATTGTACTGTATTAGTATCTGGTATCCCTGTAATACTTATCTCGACAGGCTCTACTCGGGGAAAGTATATTTCTACTTCTCTTCTAATAGTTGTATCGATTAACGCTACTTTATCCTGTGTTAGTTGTTCAAATAGTAAATTTCTTAAATCCGTGCCAAAAGTAGGGTTTAAAAATCTCTCTCCTTTACCGGTTAAGAAAAAATTAATTAAATTAGTTCTAATAGCATACTTAGTTTCGTAAGTAGAGTTAAATACAGCTCTTCCACTAAAGGGTAATTTTACTCCTATAGCCTTACGGGGCTGGAGATCAAGTGGATCTATTTTCTGTATATTAAATGCCATTATAAACTTATTCTGTTTTTATCTTTTTTATATGATGCATCTAAAACATTTTTTGCTTTAGCTACAAAATCTAACTTACTAATATCTATCCCAGGCATTGGTCCTTGATTCTCCATAGTCATTTGGGTTGCCATAGACTGTGCAAAATTAGGTTTATGTACACCAGATCCGCCGATTATGTGATTTAAATCTTCTTTAGTCATTCTCTTTTGAGTATCGGCAAGCATTTCTTCTAAAGGAATAGTACCAGGATTCATTCTACCTGTTGACCAGGTTTGAGAGATATCTTTTTGTTTTATCGGTTGATATTCCGTTTTAGCTGGCTGTATATCGGGAGTAGAAGCAAATTTTACTGCTTCATTCATTACTTCTTGTAACTCCTCCTTAACAGCTGCTCTTACTTCTTCTCGTATGATTTTTCTTAATTGATCGAGTTTCATATATATAAATAGTTTAGTTATGGAAGTTGATTATCTAATCTGAATTTTAGTTCCTCTATGAGGATATCTGTAGATGAGCTAAAAGATTTTGGTCCTTGTAAAACTACAACACCTTCTTTATCTTCAGCTACAGCAAAACGTCTTGGAGCTATTTTAGGAGAATTACGGTCCTCTACTATCTTTAACTTATATACCTCCCCGTTTGGGGCAGTATAAAAAATATTACCAGAGCTGTCGGTGCCGGCTAAGCTACCATTTGCTGGGGTATATAATGTATTGAAAGATTTTAAAAGCTTACTAACGTTGTCTTTTACTTTGTCGTCTATAGTACTTGTTTCAAGTTTTAAAAGTATGTTTTCTAAAGTCTTAATAGCATTTTCGTAATCACCGTTAAGTTCAAAATTACTATCGAGTTGACCGAAATCACCGCCTGCTAAAACTATATTGGATTCAACCCATGGTCCAATTCCGGGGGGTCCATCATTTTTACCTCCGTTAATATTGCTAATATGTTCTTTAGAGCATACCCAGATTTTTTCTTGATATAGTACCTTGTCTTTAACGTAATACCTTATACCCGTCGTCCATTTACCTCTATAGAGAGGGTCATTGTTATTAGTAGCAGTAGTACTATTAGCTAACAAGTTTCCATCTTGTGCAATATTATTACCCCCTACAAATGAGGGTAAAAGTTTAGATGTAATAAAAATTTCTTCAATATCACCGTTATCATCACTATCGTTTATCAGGCCTATATCTAATAACTGTTGTCTATCTACAGCTCCAGATTCTAACTGATTTCTTAATTCATTTTCAAGTTCACAGGCTCTAACAGCTCCATCTAAATTAGCAAGCTGTTTCGTTAGTGATGTGGTTAAATTATTAGGAGTATCTAAAATTGCGTTTATAGCATCAATATCATCACTAATCTGTTTAATAAACTCTTTTAATAAGTGCATTATATCTGCAAACTTAGTAGTTATTCCTACAGGTATACCGAAGCCGGGGGGTACGGATTGAGGAATAGGAAGTAAAATGATTAACTTTAACGCTGCTTTTAGTCCTTTTACTGGACCGGTTAATTTTTTAGCTAATCTTCTAAATTTTTCAAGTCTCCTGTTAATATTCGAAACATTTTTTGAAAGTTGAGCTTGTTTACTTCTTGCTCTATTAGTAGGTCCTGATGCAGGACATCCTTCTCTTCTAAACTGCTGTGTTAGGTCAAGTTGAGATTTAACTACCTGGTTGGCAAGTCTCCCTTGTAGTTTTCCTACTATCTTAGCAATTCCGAGTGCTAACTTACTATCTGGTATATTAACGTATGGCATTACTCTGTAAATACTTTTTTAGACAAAAGTGTCTTTAGTCTTGTTTTCAAAGGAGGAAGTTGAGGTAAAACTGAGTTAGCCACTGCTGCTACTTGTGCTACGTAAGCAGGAGGGGGTAAAGGTTTTGATAGTGCTTGAGTTAATAGTTCAACTTGAGTTATGAACTGATTTAAAAGCTCTATTGTTGTCTGGCCAAGTAGAACAGGTTCATCTTCTCTTTTGAGAGCGACTCTACCTAAGTAAATTTTTTTAGAATCCAATGTTATATACTTATCAGAATCTATACCTATGTACTTAGAGTTCAACCCGATATTTTCAATAGCAGATAAATATACTCCTTCTTTCTTTGAATTCAAAAATATTCTATCTGAGTTAAATAAAATCTGTGCTCCTTCGAATTTATTAGAAAGTTCAGGCTTACTGTCCCAGGCTTCTTGTTTTGTATTAGCTTGATCTAAGTCAATTTTATGGTTAGATGTGAGATATATAGAACTCATATCCTTATTAATATCTTCTATAATAGTCTCATCACCGTCTCTTGTTTCATCGTGTTGTCCGTTTCGAAGAATTGTAAAAGGTTTGCCGTTATTAGAAGATGTAGAGATTTTATTTGAATCGTACTTAGTTCCGCTGAAGCGTATAGAGCTTCCGTATCTACTTTGTAATACTGTATCGCCTGGGAAGAGTTGAAGTGTATTAATTTTGTTCTGCTCTTTGAAATCTTTTCCTAAATCTGCTGCTCCTTCACCTACCTGTATAGTATCTGGATATGCGTTATGATGCGGATGATTCCATAGGTTAACTATATCTACCCAATAAGCTTTAGTAGCGTCAGATGTAGCATCTCTTGCTTCTCCAGTATTAGGTCTATTCTCTATTACAACGAATTCGTTTTTTAAAGGTAGTCTAATAAAATCACTTCTACCGCAGTAAGCAAATTTTTTGGGTGCTTCCTCTTCTTCAGGAGTAGCAAGAGCTACTTCTCTATATATGACCCCGTACAGTCCTATACTTTTTTGAAAAGTATCGTATTCAGGATGAAAGGCATCTGAGATAATATCTATAACTCGGCCAAAGACAATTTTAGACGTTTTCGAACTATTCGAACCGCCGGAACTACTTCTCCCTAAACTCTGTCTGTTACCGTAGCTAATCGCCATCTTCTTCTGATTGGTCTTCTATACTTTGTATTTCTTCTCTAACTTCTTCTTGCTCCATAAGTAAGTCTTGAAGATCAGAAAAGTCAAACTCTCCTCCATCTCCTTTAGCTTGCGCTGTTTCTATACGTTGAATTACTGTCGCTAATTTAATTAAATGCTCATCGTTCTTTACTCCTATTTCCATATATTCTTTTATCATAGGAACAATGAGAGTAGCGTCCCCAATGTTTTCTATAAGGGGTTTAAGTTCATTAATTAACGCTCTTACTTGATGCTTGGTTTCGTTAGAGTTATCGTATATTTCACCAAATAAATCAGATAGAGTTTTTCCTTTGAAAATTTCTTTATCTAAACTCATACTAAGTTTTATTATAAATAGATTAGGGTTCTTTATTGTAGACTAAACCTAAATCGTATACTCTCTGATGGAGTTCTTTAAAATCATCTTTTAGTATGGTTATGACTTTAGTAAGGTTTGGGGTATCGCAGTCAGTCATTTCTCTAATGTAGATATATAATGCTTTTTTCTTAAATATATCTAAATCATTTCTTGTTTTAAAAACCGTTAGTACTGCATCTGCTATCTTACAATCTATTTCTTTATTGAAAAGCTCATCAAACCTATCGTAAACACTCTCTACCCATTTATCAATCAATTGACTTAAAGAGATACTTGCTTCTCGATTTGGTAGCTCAGTAGTTTCATATGATTCTTCAATATCAGTAAAAGATCCAATTTGCTTTAATTTTTTATAATTTTTGTTATTATAATTAATCAGCCATCTTTTTACTATAGTACCGAAATAAGAATATGCTTTCGCACCATTAGTAGAATCGAACTTCATAATCTTTTCTTCTAATAATATTGAAACTATTTCATGTTTTAGATCTTCTATT